ATCCTAATTACCGATTACAAAAAATTTAACTCTTTTGTTTACGATATGTACAAAAATACTAGAATTAGAATGGATAAGGTATTAACTATTAGAGGTAACAAATGGGATTTTGAAATAAAGACACAGAACTCCGAGTTTACTTCTGAACTTATCGGTAATTTGAATTTCTATCTCGATGTACAACTTTCAAAAATAGGTGGGGCAACTCAAGAAGGATTCACCAAGTTTGAAGAACAGTTTGGTCTTTCAATTAGAACCAAAGATAGAAATGTTAAATGGAGTGATAGAATTGATGTTCTTGATAATACTAACCACAAATGTGCAGAATGTGGTGAAGATGTTGGTATTCATGATGATGTTCATCACATCGAAGAGTACGCTAAACATGGTGGTTTAGATGTTAAGAAAATGATAGTAATGCACAGAGAATGTCATATCAAAAAACACAAAGAAATGGCAGATACATCAAAAGAAAATTTAGATGATGATTCAAACGAATAAATGTTAATAACTTTAACAAAAAAAGTGTAAGAAAATCGGTAAATCTTATACTTATATATACACCGAGTGTTGTTAGTTTAGCACTCAAAACTTAAACTTAAAACATTAATAATTAACAATTAAATTTAAAAATCATGGCATTAGACATTAACGCAATCAGAAGTAGACTGAACAAACTACAAAACACTCAAAGGAAATCAGACTCATTATGGAAACCAACACCTGGTAAGCACCAAGTGAGAGTTGTTCCTTACAAATTCGACAAAGATAACCCATTTATCGAATTGTATTTTCACTACAACATTAACAACAAAACTTATTTATCACCACAATCATTTGGTAGACCAGACCCTATTGTAGAGTTTGCGGATAAACTAAAAAGAATGGGAGATAAAGAAGATTGGAAAGCAGCAAAGGCAATGGAGCCTAAGTTGAGAACTTTCGTACCTGTTGTTGTAAGAGGTGAAGAAGGCGAAGGAGTAAGATTTTGGGGATTCGGAAAAACCGTTTACCAAGAAATCTTAGGATACATCGCTGATCCAGATTATGGAGATATTACAGACCCAACAAGTGGTAGAGATTTAACAATCGAGTATAAATCAGCAGAAGAAGCTGGAACTACTTATCCAACTACTACTATTAGAGTTAAACCAAACGAAACACCAGTGAGTGAAGATGCTACAAGAGCAGCCGCTTTTATTGAAGCACAAACTGAAATTACAGATTTATATTCTGAATTATCTTATGATGAATTAAAATCAGTATTAGAAGGTTGGTTAAATCCAAGTGGGGAAGGTGAAAAAGAAACTGTATCTCAGTCTACTTTATCACAAAGTAAACCAGTACAATCTACACCAACTACACCAACGGCACCAAAAGCAGAAATCAACGCTCCTCAGAAAACTGATGATGTTGCAGCTGCATTTGATGACTTATTTAACAACTAAAATCAAATTACATGGCGAAAAAGAAAGCAGTAAAAGAGCTTGACTTGGCAGATATTCTGGCAACTGAGCTAAACAAACAATCGAAAGATTCCAAAGTAGCATTTTTCCTTGATGGTAATGACGCTCCTACTAACGTAGAGGGTTGGGTATCAACTGGATGTGCAATGTTGGATGTGGCTATTTCAAATCGTCCTTATGGTGGATTACCAGTTGGTAGAATTACAGAAATAACAGGTTTAGAACAAAGTGGAAAATCATTAGTATCAGCACACCTCCTTGCGGAAACACAAAAGTTAGGTGGTGTTGCAGTTCTAATAGATACTGAAACTGCAGTAAGTAGAGAATTTTTAGAAGCAATCGGTGTTGATGTTTCTAAATTACTTTATGTATCAGCAGATTCGGTTGAACAGATTTTCGATTTTACAGAAACTATTATTGAAAAAGTTCGTGAAACTTCTAAAGATAAATTAGTAACTATTGTAGTAGATTCAGTTGCAGCAGCATCAACCAAAACAGAACTAGCAGCTGATTATGGTAAAGATGGATATGCTACTGATAAAGCAATTATTATCTCGAAAGCAATGAGAAAAATTACCAATATGATTGGTAGACAGAAAATTTCATTGGTATTCACAAACCAACTTAGACAAAAGATGAATGCTATGCCATTCGGAGACCCATGGACTACAAGTGGTGGAAAAGCTCTTGCTTTTCACGCATCTGTAAGATTGAGGTTGAAAGGTATGGGACAAATCAAACAAAAGGTAAATGGCAACGATAGGACAGTTGGTATGAAAGTAAGATGTCAAGTAGTAAAAAACAGAATGGGCCCTCCATTGAGAGCAGCTGATTTTGAAATTTACTTTGACAGAGGTATCGATAACTACGGTTCGTGGTTAAAGGTAATGAAAGAAAACAAATTGGTAAAACAAGCAGGTGCATGGTATTCTTATGTGGATACTGAAACTGGTGAAGAACTTAAATTCCAATCTAAAGATTTTATAGATATTATGGAAGATAGAGATGTAATCAGAGAACAGATTTACAAAAAAATATGTGAAGAATCAATCTTACAATATAAAACAGATACTAAAGATATAGATTCTTTAACACATGACCCTAATTTAATTCCAGAATAAATAATTATGAATAAGAAATTATACACAATGCTAAAAAGTAGTGCCACGGCTGATAAAGCCAAGGCTCTACTTTCTTTAGACCTTCTTGGAAACAAAGCAGTTGGAATTGGTGACCATTCTACAGAAGATTTCTACAAAAATGCAGAGGAAGCTCTGATTAATTTAGTAGATGCAGATGATAGATTGAATGCCTTAGAAGATTACTTTGAAGAAGATTTAAAAGAAGTTATATGAAAGAACTCTACAAAAACATTTTAGATTCGGTTGATAAAGATAGAGACCAGAATATCGAAAAACAAAAAAATTCTCGTGTACTAATCATTGACGGGTTAAACACATTTATCAGATGTTGGACTTCAACTCCTACTCTGAATGATGATGGAGACCATGTCGGTGGTGTAACTGGTACTTTAAAATCTATTGGTTATGCAATCAGACAAACTCAACCGACTCGTGTTATTGTAGCATTTGATGGTCAAGGTGGTTCTAAAATGCGAAAGAAAATTTATAGTGAATATAAAGCAAATAGAGCAAAAAGTAAACTAAGAATGAATCGAGCTTACAATGAAATGATGAACGACGAAGAAGAGCGTGAATCAATGAAAAGACAGTATGTTTGGTTAATGGAATTGTTAGATTATTTACCTACAACTACCATGATATATGATGGTGTAGAAGCTGATGATACTATGGCTTATATAACTACACATCTTTTAAAGGAAGATGAACAAGCGGTGATTATGTCAACTGATAAGGATTTCCTTCAATTAGTTAATGATAAAACTATCGTTTGGTCACCTACCAAAAAGAAAATTTACAATATAAATAGAATTAAGGAAGAATTTGGAATGGACCCTAATAATTTACTATTATATAGAGTTCTTGATGGTGATACTTCTGATAATATACCTGGTGTATATGGGTGTGGTATTAAAACTATTTTAAAAAGATATCCTGAAGTTACATCTGAAAAAGAAATAACACTTGATGAGTTTTTTGCTCTAACCGAACAAAAGGTTGAAGAAACTAAAGGAAAAATTAAAATATACAATGATGTTTTAAAATCAAAAAATCAGATTATTATGAATGAGAAACTAATGCAATTGAAAGATGTTGATATTAGTGGTAACATCAAAATGAAAATATTGGATAGATTTAACGAAGAAGTTAAAACTTTAAACAAAATGAATTTTATGAAAATTTTATTAAAGTATAAAGTAGTAAACAACTTTGGTGATTTAAACGATTGGTTAAAAAGAACTTTTGGTGGAATAATAACTGATTAATTTGGATATTAAAAATAAATTTCGTATATTTGTATAAGTTTTAAAATCAATCAATGCAAGAACAAAAAGTAGATACTTTATCAAAATATGGACAATCCTTTCAGAGTAAAGTAGTTTCAGCACTTCTTACTGATGGTAAGTTTCTCGATACAATCGGAGAAATAACTACTCCTAAGTTCTTTGAGAACGATGCTAACAAGTGGATTATATCAGAGATACTTGATTATCATACTCAGTATAAAAAGCCTCCTACATTAGATGTATTCAAATCACAATTATCAAAAGTGGATAATGATATCCTAAAGAAAACTGTGGTAGACCAATTAAAGCATGTCCATACACAGATTGGTG